ATTATTCTTATATTTGCATAGAGAAAAGAAATAAACTTTATTTTATTAACAATTTTAATATAGACGTTATGAAAAAGAATGAAACCAAGGTTACTAACCTCGTTGCAACTAAGGTTGCTGAACAACTTGAAGGAATTAAAAATTCTAAGACTACTAAGGCTTCTGCTCCTAAGGCCAAAAAGACTAAAAAGGAATTGGTAAAAGATGCTCAAGAAGCTGCCACTAAGTTTGCCAATGCTAAATTGGTAGAACTCTCTCCAAAAACCAAAACTTCCAAAAAAGAACAGGTTGTCAAGGAAGTAAAGGAACAACAAAAACCCTCTATCATCGAACAGGTAATCTCCAATCGAGAAGTTAAATACGTATATCCGGAGGATGTAGTTGATACTCTTGCTCGGAAGAAATGGAGACAACAAACCAGAAACGAACTTCATCGATTGGAACTTGCAATGGCTCGTATCAAGGACACCAATTCCAAAGAATTTAAGGCTGCTGCTAAAGCCTATGAGGACTTTAAGAAAAAGGTTCTCAAACCAGAACAAGTTGCATAACCCTTTATTAACCCAGTGCCCGGAATAAATTACCCGGGCAACTCTAATTCATACAAAAATGGATTACACTATCTTCTCTGATAAGGAGATGCTAAAACAGGATAAAGAGTTAGTCGAATTACATAAACGATGTTGTAAATCTTGGCTAATTCAGCATTCACTTAAGCATTCTAAAATTAAGAAATTCTTTATAGTTTACGATTGGTATATCAATCCCAATAACGTAAGGAATTTCTTTTTCAGGCCTATACACATCTTTATTCAAGCATTGCTTTTAGGTCAACTCGATAATATATCCGATTACATTAACAATAACAAAAATGGAAAACGCAAAAAGAAACGAACCAGAAAAGTATAATGTGCTTTACCTCAAAGGTAAGTATCAGTACAAATCAAAATATCCTCAGATTGATGCTAAACACAAAATTGTTTATGCAGGTCCAGTAGAACCTATGGCACCTATTTGGGATAATCTATCTGACATACTTCGGAAGTCAGAAAGAATTTGTACTGAATCTCGTAGAGAATTAAAGAAGTTAGAGGAACGTTCACAGAACCAATTCTACTTCAAGAAAAATGGTATCACTCACATAATCATATACAGATGTTTGGGACAATAGTAAAAGACCTATATATAGGTAAATCGAAACTGATAATCAAGTGTAATCAAAGAGAATTACCACAAACCACCTTAGTAATGGATGTATTACAACCTACAGGTTTTACTGGTAATATGCCAGATTATGGTACCTATGGTAATTTACTCACTACTGGTGAATTTGAAATAACCCCTATGATGCCTAAGCATAGGCTTTATGTTACGGGCATACCGAAAGGGGCAATCCTTGATAATTTTCGGATTAGAAGGGTTTATTGGTCCTCATACTATGAGGATGATATAAGGGGATATTTATTTCAGATAACTGATGAACATCCCAAGTTAATAATCACAAAGTAAAGTTATATGGAAGCAATAGATTATGTCAAACTATTTAAACTCGACCAAGAGAACTATGATTTTAAAAGGGAAGAGTTTATATCCGAATTAGGTAAAGATTTTCTAGATTATTGCCAAAACACCACTATAGGTATAAATCCAAAGTACGGATATATCTATTATTATCGGTTTAAGGAAATAATAAAGAATTTCGAAACTAAATTCTGGGCAATTTCGAAACTTAAGGTAGGGGAACCATTTACTCAGAAATTATGGAATGCCTTTTTCGCTACGCAGGTAGTACCTCTGAGGAAAAAATTATTCCCTGAGGTACAAAAATTAATCGAAGAACAAAAGGGGATTATCCAAAATGACCCAAGGCCTAATAACCCTTACCATAGTAAACAAGACAAAAAACCCTCGAATCCTAAAAAGTAAAATATGGCAAAGGAAATCCTAGACCTTCATGGCAATAAATTTAAGGTAGGAGATTATAAACTTTGCCTTAAAATCCCAATAACTGGGAAAGGTAATTTGATATTCACCAGGGACTTAATCTCTGGTGAACCTTTTAATTTATCAGTGAATAAGAAAAAGTATAGGGGATATTTCTATAACCTATCTTTGAATTTGTATGTAAGATATGATTTAGAGTATAGAGGTTATGATGAAAGTTCCGATATCCGAAAATCTCATTTGTATGTCAGAAAAAGAAAGTAAGATAGTAAGGTTCCCAAGACCCATGGGAACTACAGATATGGCATTAGAATATCAAAAGAATCCTGATGATAGTCTTTTGATGAAGATACATAATTACATTATCAATCAATGGCTGATGGGTAATGGTGTATTATGTGGTATTACCTATGATATTAATACCTTCTCATATCGTATGGGCATAGATATTAATTACATACGTGTATTTATGAGGGATAGGCTATTAAGCTCTAGAATATGGGATAAAGATAAGGCAGAAGATTTATTGCAAGCTTTAATGGGAGAACAACTAGCATGGGCCTTGGAAGATCGTATGGAGATAGCCCATCAGGTTAACATCTTGAGAGAGTCTCAGGGTGGAAAATATGTACCTTTCATATCTTCTGAATTAGGAAAAGCACTTAAATTAAAACTTGAATCTTCTACTTCACTTCAATCAATTGTACGTAATCTTACTGGAGGGAGCACTACTAATATATTTGCTCAATTTAATCAACAGAACAATGTGACTCAGCAAAATGCTATCACAGTTGAAGAAGCCCGTCAAATTGTATTGGAATCCCAAAGGGTAATGGATAAAACCGAAGAAGCTAAACTGTTAGAGTCAAGATATGACCTCAGTAGTTTACCAGAAGTTGTTGCTACTAAACAAGAGGGAGTAGATACCAGTAAGGAGGGGCTTAACTTGAATAAAGCCGAGCTAATGCAAATCACGGATGACTATAAGGGAGCAATGGCTTCATTTTCAAAGGAACATCATGAATTGAGAAGAGAAATAGAGATGAATATAGACCCAGATGAAGAAGACCCAGAGTTATATCAATATGAAGACTTCGGGGAAGAAGAAAAAGAAGATGGCTCATTTGCATCTCAATTCCTCCGAAATAGTAAGCTCCCATAGTTATATCAGGATATTGCATATTTAAAATAAAAATGATTATATTTGCATAGAGAAAAGAAATAAACTTTATTTTATTAACAATTTTAATATAGACAAAAATATGAAAAACCTTGAACAATTAATGGCATCTTTCCTTTGTAGGAAAGATTTTCTAGACCCAGAGGGAACTAAATCTGGAGGAGTTCCTCATATTCAATTATCTGAATCTATTAAAATAAGGATGTTTGATGACCTTTATCAATTGGATGCTTTTTATTTAGCTGCTAATAATCGGGTACACTTACTTATGACTAATCCTCAAGGAGAAGTAGTAAATGTAACCTTTTCTACTTTTATGAATATTTTTCCTAATACAAAGGAAAGTCCAGAAGAATACATATATGAAGCTTTAAGTCAAATAATCTTGAGGAAAATGGGAATACAGAAAGACTACAAGAAAACTAAGGTTAATAAGATTAATCAAGGTACTTACTTTAAATTAAAACCCACCGATACTGCACCAGTATGGGTAAGAGACCATTTTGATAGAGCTACTCAAACTTATGCCTGTCATAAATATGAAGACTCAAATCATGAGACATTCTTAAAGGGAAATCGAGACATATACATTAACTTTACATTTTAATCACATGAGCTTATTTAAACGAAAAAGATGTTGCCAGGAACTCATTGCTATTAAGGATGGTAACTTGGTATTCAATTTAAACAATCGGCATATTAATACAGTTTATCATACTCTACTAGCAATGATGAGGAGATCTGGAATATTCGATGAAAACTTATATTTTGGCCTATATAAGGAATACCAAAAACATTACGTTGTATATGATGTAGTACCTTCCCTACTACAATATAAGGTACCACTAATATTCTCGGGTAGATTTCCTGAAATCATCTTTGATAACCAGTTTACATTTGAAGAATTAGTACCTAATGCTTTAGTATATCACCAATTGCCAGATAAGTTCAAGTTACCCGAAAACTTAGAGAAAATCCTTTTGGAAGTAAGAAAAAGGGTATCTACTTATATAGACACCGAGTGTATATCGGATAATGACTACAGGGACTTAATTCGAATGAACTTCGTAAAACAGTGGGAAGTATTCAAAAAAGATCCTTCACTTATAGATTGCTATATGGATGCTCAATTGGGCATGCTACATAGGTGGGCTAGAGTAGAGAATAAAACTATAGTAAAGAATATAATCGAAAGAACTCAAGATGAACTAGCTCAAGAGTTCTTATCTAAAAACGATGAGTATGGAAAATAAAGAAAAATTTGCCTTTAGAAAGGTACACATGAATCGGGATGTAGAAGTAGAGTTTATCAAACTTCTAACGGAGAATCAAGAAAAGTCAGATGAGAGTTTACTAATGGCTTTTAAGGATAAGATTACTTCGGATAAGGTGACTTGCCATGCTGACATGCTATCAAGAACTTTAAGTCTAATAATCTTTCAAACTTCTAAGTTCAGTAGATTGGCTTTAGAATATAGAGATTATGAGATTTGGGTGTTTAGTAAGGCTAAAACCCCAAACTTGAACAAAGAAGCAAATTGTTTATACGAAACATGGACATTAAATAGATTCCGGATATGATTAAAATGACTATGCTAAATGCCGAAACTATTCAAGATGAATGGTTACATGAGGCCTTAACAAAAGGCTTAAAGGAATGCGTAACTGCTCCAATCCTAACTTTGGACCCAACTAAGCCAGAACCCATAAAAAGAGCCGAAATGATAATCGAGAATTTTTCCAGGGAAGACTGCAAATGTATACCAACTTTAGTAGTACCCGGGAATTTAATTCAAATGCTGCTACCAAAAGATGAAGTACTCATTTCGATTATCTTTCAATACCGAGAAAAGAATACTTACATTCAAGCTGTAATCCAAAAATTACATTATTATGAGCCCGACAACAAAGCGAATATGCAGGATAGCAGTAACACTGAGGCCTGATAAGGTCTATACAATTACTTTGGACCATTGTATAGAGAATCTAGTTCCCCAAAGGTTAACGGGATATCTGATACCTTTAGTCAGATATTATTGGGGATTTGATAAGGGTACTAAACTCGAATATGAAGAGTTCGGGGGATTTACCGATTCATATTGGGTTTGAGATTTGGAAAGACCTTGGGGATGGAATCCCAGATCTTGATAAGGCTGAATGTTTAACACCCAGTGATGAAGCCCTAAAAGACCTTATCAACCAATTGAGAATCTATTATCAATCTCAAGAGTTATCTCAGAAGATTGGGGAATCTCTTAAAAAGATAATCAAAGAGGAATTAGAAAAGAAAAATCATGATTTGAATCGAGTTGGCTATGCTGCTTTATGCTCTTCTGCTCCATATATCATTGAGGATGCTTGCAATTATGCCAAGAATACCCTGGTTCTCTAAATTTGAAAGGCAGTCTAATCCACTGCCTTTTATAGCGTGTACACATCCTCAGCCACTTTAAAAATAAAAGGGATATATTTTTCTATTAAAATAAAAATGATTATATTTGCATATCAATTTTAATATAGACAAAAATATGAAAACCAACTCAGTAACTTACAATCAAGACGAACAATTAACTAAGGTAGTTCGCAATTTCTTAGACAAGAAATCTACATTCAACTTGGATTCAGACGAAAAGGGAAACCTTTACAATCTTCTTATGGGCCTCTTATCTAATCTAGAGGATAAACATAATCTTTACTGCATTGATATCAATCAATTTAATAAGTATGAGACTACATATTACTCATTCACTTTTGAATCAATGATAACAGTGGGCTCATTCACCCTGAAAAATAAAATTGCCGATGCTGCAATTCGATTCATGAATGATTTTACCGACAATGACGGTATGTTCATATCATTCAATCAACTCGATAGAAACCAATGGATTTTCCAACTAAATTTCTCAATAGCATGACAACTTATAACCCAAGACCTTTAGTTGCTCGTCAACTAGAATTCACTACAGGTACCACCAAAGATGGTACCTGGTGCAAATATACCATAGACGTAACTTTGCATCAATGTTATATCGAAGTTATCTGGAAGGTCTTACCTTCCCGTTATAATCCTGATTTAGACGGGCGTAAAGAAATCTTTAATACTTTACAGGAGTATCTAGATTGGTTTGCTAATCTTAAGAAAACTTACAAGAAAAGAATAACCCGTAAACAAATGGTATATGCTTCATATAATGAAACTATGCGTACATTTGAATATACACCATATGAGAACTGGGCTACAAGACGTTCAAAGGAGAAACTAAATAAGCCAAATAATGAACCGTTATTGGCCGATGAGTTATACTAATCCCTAAATCCGTTAATATATCCCCAGGGAGTCCAGGTACAAATCCCTATCAAAACCTAAAACCTGGACTCCTTTAAATTTATTTGCATAAAAAATATATTATTCTTATATTTGCATAGAGAAAAGAAATAAACTTTATTTTATTAACAATTTTAATATAGACGTTATGAATGATTTAAAAAATTTAAGCGAAATCCGCAACTTGCTTGTTGCCCACCCATTTTTTACTTACGACTACGCTGATGGTCTCTGGATTAACAAGGATTCAAAACATATCTGGGTCTACTCAATTGATCTGGATGATGATCCACTTGCTTCTTATATCTCTGGTTACATAATCGTATATTCTTCTGAGGAAGACTTATTCGAAAATCTAAAGGAAAACATTATCTCCCACATGGATCTAACAAAGGGTGCTGACGACCAATACTATGATTATTCTCCATCACAGGTAGAAGCTATCATATTTGGTATTCCTCAATTAACTCCAGAACATCAGGATTACATAATTACTGGACTCAAAAAACATCTCCGGGAATTCATCCAGGACGAGGAACAAGATGAGGACATGATATTTCAATATACGGCAACATATAATGCTCTCGAAAAATGGGAATCCGACAAAAGAGAAACCCAAATCTTTGATTCCCTGGCTGCATCAGAACTTATTAGACAACTTAATAAATAATCACTATGGTAAACTTATATAAACTCTTAAACGTATTGGAACAGGGCATGTCCTTGTTCCAACTCAATAAATGGAAAACCGAAGGCATCTGGTATCCTATTACTCAATACAAAAAGGAATTAGACGAAATTCAGGTAGTAACCAATTTATTTATTCCGGAACAAAAGGAATATCACATTCAACTTTCTGGAAGTTATTATCCCGAAGAATCAGAAGCCTGGGACAAGTTTCTAGAGGAAAACCAATGGAAAATCTACCCATTACTTGCAAACATAATGCAAGTCTTCTTGCCCACAGGGAACTATCAATTATTCTATACTCAATATCCACAAGGATTCATATCCATAATCGCTAAGCCCCATGATAAGTAAAGAACTCAAATCACAAATAAATATTCTCAGGGAAACTAACCCAGAATATATTCAGACCCTAAAGGATTCCGTAATGGAATCCTTTAAGGCAAAACTTCAGTCAATCAAACCAAGTTCTACCGAAGAAGAGGAACAACTTAATATCGAACTCAAGGACATAGTATTAAACATGCTATTTGGACCTTTCTATAACTATTTCGTATCAGAATACGTAGTATCAGATACTATATGGGAAGAACAAGATCAACTAATCGAGGACTTATATTATTACTTCAAATCATGACACCATATATTCAACAACAACTTAAAAAGCTATGCGATAATCCAAATTGATATGACGATATGCTCATCTCATGGGATAAAAACCCAAGAAATCAAAGGGAAGCTATCTATAACTACCCTTTCTCATGTACAACTAAATGGGTTACTAGAAAACACTCAGATAGTTTTTACATTCATAGATGGCGACATGAAACCAGCTTTCTATTTCGAAATTCCCAGAGATACCAATCGATATCTTATACTGGGAATCCTCGATGAAGCAGGTTATTCTCATTGCTGCCTATTAGTCCAACCAAAACAAATGTTTAACCCTCAACTCAATTAACATCATGGAACCAATCGTAACAATAAACAACTACCCAATCGGATGGGAATGGCTAGACAACGTACCTTTAGAGGACTTTAACTGGCTCATAGAGATATTTGCTACAATGACCGATAATACAGATACCTATGACTTTGTATTTTATGAAGATTCAGAAAACTTACCAAGACATCTGAAGAGGATATGCTCAGTAGACAAGATATACTTAGCCAACTTCCTAAATGAAGACCAGGGCTACGAATCAGGTATATCCATGTACGGTCACTACATAGCATGCAAATGCCTTAACATATCCTCAGAAGAGGAATATATGAATCAATTAACCGATATAAGAATCCTAACTAACGAACTAGAGCCATGCTAACATCAGGTAAATTCTTAGTATCATTCGAAGTCCCGGGACCATTACCTGGGACTACTGAAGGCTTCTGCGAAGAAATGAACGTAGTGTACAGAACTGAGGAACTTAATACCTACCTCCGCTACCCCAAACAACAAATAAACCCATGGCATAAACACAGTACCCATATAAGGCTAAAGCTAAGAGAGATCCTCAAAGTAAACCTAACAGATATAACCATAATCGATATAATATCACTACCATGAACATCCTCTATCACATAATCCGAATAATCCCATCCGTAGGAACTATCCTCATCCCAATACGAAATGAGGATATCTACCAAGCCCACAAGCATACCCACCCAACAAACAAAATAAGATATATCATCTCACCCCAACTAACCCCAATAATATACACCATAGCCCTGATAACATTATCCCACATATCAAGGTACCTGGAATAAATACCGGGTACCTCCCACACACCCCAACACAAAAAATAAAACAAAATCACACTAACTATATAATACCCAACTAAGGTACATAATATAATACCCATCAACCAATATACCATTTACTAATACTCTAATATATGTATCAAGGTACCTCACCGGGGGTATTTGCCTTTGGTGAACCAGGTATGGTACCTACCCCCCTACTATACAACTACACTATAGCTACTATACTATATAGCTCTCTAGCTCTACTACCCCACACTTTAAAGGCAATCACAAAAAGGCTAAAAAGGTACACAAAATCCGACCATTAGGGGCCCCTAAATCCCCTACCCCTAAGAGCCCTTTATATTAGTATATATTATATAATAAGTACTGGGATTAGGCAATAGGATTTGTGATCAAGGCAATTAAATTATTAGGTTTTAAGGGCTAAATGGTTTATAGGATTTAAGGCTTTCATGGGGCATATTTAGGTAATATTCCTAGTAAGTATGTAATTTATTTGCTTAGTATTTATATTAGCATTAACTTTTGTATTCTAGGACAATTTTGTGATTTAGGGGTACCTTGATTGCCAAGAGCCATTAGGTATTATATAATATTAGTTATGGGTAGGAAGGTAAATGGCAATCTCCATTCATGGCCTCGGAGATTTAGGCAAATATAATTCAAGGCCCTTAATAACCTACGAAGGCAACCTATGCTCCTCTCCCGAAGGCATCATTAGATTCATTAAGCCTTACTTACGGGAACTACAGGAGGAACACAATCATTCCCGATTACTTAACTCTAGTATCAATCCAAACTATCGAAAACGAAGAAGCCGGAGTACATATATTAACCTTTACACAGTAACAGTTCCTTTCACTTGCTAAATCACTAAGGGGTATCCATAACAGGGTACCCCTATTAATACATTAAATACAAACGTTATGAGAACAATTAATCAAATTTCAAACCTCATCATCCTTACCCTAGTAAATTGCGCTAAGGATTATCCATGGGCATCCTACATTGCCAATTCACTTTCACAATTCGATTTGATATTGCCAGAACTAATGCAATCGAAAGCTAAGGAAATATCCATTACCGATATCGAAGGTATTGAACAAACCGCTATCGAATACTATACCTGGGACGAAGACGAGGATGGTCCTATACCTGGTATAAAACTTTTCAAGGATCTCAATATATACCTTGAACGAGAATTTTGCGAATACTAACACATTGCCCCAGGCCTAACTTAGGTACCTGGGTTTTTACTTACGCTAACTTAGTAAGCCATTATAGGCTATCCTAATCTCTATAGGCTTACCATAGTCCCTATATGGCCTTATAGAATTAGGACCCAATAGGTTTATAGAGGGCAATAATAGGGATATAGCTAATGGGCCTTAATTCTTTATCACCTTAGTAGATTAATGGCCTTATCAATATACAGGTATATAATACACTCTCAAGAGGACAGGCATAAGCCATATAGGATTATTCCATATACATATCATATATGCCCACTACAAGGCGTGTGAAGATTATCCTTGTGAACCCCCAAAATTAAGTGCAAATATTAAGTCCTTTTAGGGTGCACAATATTTTCTATTTTATAGATTTTTTCACAAAAATAATTTTGAAAATAAAATTATTCATTTTCTCAAAAATTTTTCTTGAAAATGTTTGTAGATTAAAATAAAGTTCGTATCTTTGCAATGTGAGAAAAACAAAGCGATATTTGAATGAATTTTTAATTAAAACTTTTTAAGAAAATAATTTTCTAAAA